GTAGTCGAGGCATTGAAAGATGCTACAATATTAGAAGGAAAGATGAATGGCGCTACAGCAAAACTTTGGCGTGGTTTCATGGAAGACACTGGTAATAATAATGACTATCCTCTTCCTGACTGGTTGCGTAGGGAGAGCTCCGGAGACGGAGATCAAGACGGTAGTCAAGATAGAGAAGACAACAGTACCAGTAGTGTCGAGACCGAAGCCGCTCCAGCTAGTTGATACTCGTGTACGTGTAGTTACGAGTGATACGCTAGAACAATTTATAGAAGAGTACAAAGAGCAATATGGTGAAGTTGCTTTTGTAGTTTTAAGTATGAAAGATTACGAAAACCTTGCTTTGAATATTGCTGACTTGAGAAGGTATATCAATCAGCAAACCCAGATTATTGTTTATTATGAGGAAGCAGTAACCGAGGAGTCAAAGAATGAAACTGAATCTGGAGACAGCGAATAAATACGCACGTATGGCAGATATTGCCTATAAGGATGAAAAAGAAGCAAAGAAAGAATATAAAAAACTCGGTTGGTCGAGTCATGTGTTTCTCGATCAAGATGGAGCTCAGTGCCATATTGTATGGAACGCTAATGAGATAGCTTTATGTTTTAGAGGAACCGAACCTTCTGAACTTTCGGATATTCTTGCAGATTTGAATGCGTTGCCAAGAAAGTCAATGACTGACGGATGGGTACATTCAGGATTTAGGGGTGAACTTGATAAATTATGGGAACACGTTGAGTCAATGGTATCGGAATATGATGACAAAACACTTTTCATTTGCGGGCATTCACTCGGAGCTGCAATGGCAACCATTTGCACTTCTCGAATCGAAGAGTTTCGCTCAGTTGAGGAGCTTTACACGTTTGGAAGCCCAAGAGCAGGAACAAGATCTTTTGTCAGAGGAATCAAAACAACACACTGGCGATTCGTAAATAACAATGATGTGGTTACTACTGTTCCTCTTGCACTAATGGGATATAAACATCATGGAAATTTATGCTATATCAACCACTATGGTAAGATTCGAAAGATGACTCCTTGGCAAAGAATCAAAGATAAACTAAGGGGTTGGAAATCTGGACTCCTAGATGGTGTAAAAGATCATGGTATGAATAACTATGTTGACTATACAATCGAGGAGGGGTAAATGATAGACAGAATGTTTGAAGATACGTTGTGGATATATACTGCTATTGGAGGTTCTGTAGCAGGTGCAGCATTCCTTGCTTATTTCAAAGGGACACGAGCAGGATTATGGTGCTATGCTAAACTTGATCAAACACTTGACTTCTTAGTTGAGAGGTATGGTTGGACTTGGTTAGAACAACCTGAAGACGGATGGAGAAAGAAGTATCCACATGTCACAAAGAAAATTGATGAACTTGAGAATAGAATAAAGGAATTAGAAAATGAGAGAACTACTAATTGAAGCATTTAAATCCCATGCAAAGGGTCATATTGATAAACATATAGCAAATGTAGAAGTTTATTTGGCGAATCCAGTAGGTATTGGTGAACACTCTGACATTATGGAAGCAATTGAAATAGAAATTGAACAAATTGCAAAATATGATGACCAACTTGAAATGATAATTAAGTATTTTAAAGAAGATTAAAAAATTATTTCAATGATATCTCTTTACTAAATGTTAAAAATGATATATAATAGTTCAATCTAATAAAGAATTCAAAAATATGAGGTAGTAGAAATGGCAACAGCACTTGTTGACACAAGAAAGTTTTTATCCGAAACTAAGTTCTACGAAGCTTATTCCCGATATGTAGAAGAAGATAACAGATATGAAACGTGGGATGAAGCAGTAGATCGTGTGATCGGAATGCACGAAAATTATTACAAAAGTAAAGGTAATGAAATAACAGAATACTTTGAGGAAGCTCGACAAGCATATAAAGAACAAAGAGTACTTGGTGCTCAACGTGCACTACAATTCGGTGGTGAACAATTGCTAAAACATCAAATGAGAATGTACAACTGTACTTCATCTTATGCTGACAGGCCAGCATTTTTTGGTGAAGTATTCTATATTCTATTATGTGGTGCAGGTGCAGGATTTTCTGTACAAACTCATCACATAGCAAAATTGCCACAGTTACAAGCAAGAACTAAGCAAGCCAAAGGTTATGTCGTAGAAGATTCGATCGAAGGCTGGGCATCTGCACTTGATGTGTTGATGTCATCTTACTTTGTGGGTGGGGGAAAATATCCAGAGTTTGAATCTCGTCGTGTTTTCTTTGACCTATCACAAATTCGTCCAAAGGGTTCAAAAATATCGGGTGGATTCAAAGCACCAGGACCAGAAGGACTACGTCGTTCACTCGACAAAATAGAACATTTACTCCAAGGTATTGTAATTGATTCCAAAGAACCAAAGAACATCCGTCCGATTGACGTGTATGATATCACAATGCATGCAGCAGATGCTGTACTGTCTGGTGGCGTACGTCGATCAGCAACCATTTGTCTCTTCTCACCAAATGACGAAGAGATGATGAATGCAAAGACTGGTAGTTGGTATATGGATAATCCACAACGTGGCAGATCGAATAACTCTGCTGTGATTGTGAGAGACAAGACTACACCAGAACAGTTTGGCAAGATTATGGAATCAGTCAAACAGTTTGGTGAGCCAGGATTTGTCTTCGTTGAATCAACCGAACATACTACGAATCCATGTGTTGAGATTGGTATGTTCCCTCAAATGGATAACAAGTCTGGTTGGCAGGGTTGTAATCTGACTGAGATCAACGGTGGCATGTGCAATACCGAGGAAGACTTTTATAAGGCATGCCGTGCAGCGTCTATCCTCGGTACTCTACAAGCAGGGTACACAGAGTTCAAATTTCTTGACGAAACTTCGAAAAAGATATTTGATCGAGAAGCACTGCTCGGAGTATCAATCACGGGATGGATGAATAATCCTAAGATCTTATTTGATGCCGAAGTTCTTGAAAAAGGAGCAAAAATTGTCAAAGAAGTTAACAGAGAAGTTGCAGAAAAGCTTGGAATCAATCCAGCGGCTAGAACGACTTGTGTTAAGCCATCAGGCAACGCTTCGGTTTTACTCCAGACTGCTTCTGGTATTCATGCTGAGCATTCTAATATGTATATTCGTAATGTTCAGATGAACAAAGAGTCTGAGATTACTCAAGCAATTATGAAAGCGAATCCTTACATGGTCGAAGAATCTGTATGGTCTGCTGGTGGAACTGATGTCGTGGTGTCGTTTCCAATTATACCACATAAGGAGTCTATATTGAAAGACGATTTGATTGGTGTGACACACCTCGAAAAAGTTAAGCTTGCACAAAAGCATTGGGTGAATGCTGGTACGAACGAGGAACTTTGTGCAGACAAAGGTATTCGTCATAATGTATCAAATACGATTATCGTAGAAGACTGGGATGAAGTTGAAAAGTATGTGTTTGAAAATAGAAATTCATTCGCGGGTATTTCATTCTTGTCAATGAGTGGCGATAAAGACTATAATCAGGCACCAAACACTGCAGTGATTACAGCAAAAGAAATGGTAAAGAAATATGATACCGGTGCAGTCTTTGCTTCTGGTATGGTAGTTGACGCATTGAAGTGCTTCCGAAATCTATGGGATGCATGTTCAACTGCAAAAGGATTCGGTGAAGATATATCACTTGAATCTGCAGAGAATGCAATGAAACAAGATTGGGTCAGAAGGTTCAATCAGTTTGCAGAAAACTACACAGACAATGATATCACAAAAGCAGAACACTGTTTAAAAGATGCTTATCTTCTACACAAGTGGAATAAGATTCAAAAGAATCTGAAACCAATTGCATGGAAAGATGATCTAACAGCAAAGAAATATGTTGACGTAGATACACTTGCTGCGGCTGCTTGTGCAGGTGGTGCGTGTGACATCGACTTCTAATGTTGCTTCACCTTGTGTGAAAGTCTGTGATATAGAAGAAGGATATTGTATAGGATGCGGTCGTTCTCAAGATGAGATCAGAGAGTGGTTTTATTGTGATGACGATCGCAAACTTGAAATACTAGAGAGGATATCAAATGGATGAATTCGAAATAGAGTGCGATGAATGCGGTGTAGGTAGTGTCGTACACGCATATGATCGACCAGACTTCTGTCCTTTATGTGGTCGTAGAGTAGAAGCAGAAAAAACAGATTCAGTCATGGATGAGGCGTTTTATATAGAAGAATAAATACCTTTATGTGGTATTATAATAATGAAGAATATAAAGACACTCCAGAGGAGTACCAAGGTTTTGTTTACGAAATTACCGAATTGTCAACTGGCAAGAAGTATATTGGAAAGAAAAATTTCTGGCGCCCAAAGACTCTTCCAAAAAATAGCAGACGATCTCGACGTGTTAAGACAAGAGTTGAGTCAGACTGGCGAGAGTACTACGGATCAAACGTGGTATTACAAAGACTCGTGGAAGAACACGGGTCAGACGGATACAAGAGAGTAATTCTCCACCTCTGTAAGACAAAGGGTGAAATGTCTTATATGGAAGCAAAAATGCAATTTATGTTTGACGTACTATTGTCCGATGAATACTATAATGAATTCATCGGTTGTAAGATACATGCAAAACATATATCTCAATTAAAAAAATCTTTTTTGAAATAAAATGAAAAAAGTTGTTTACAGTTCTTTAAAAGTATGGTATAATAGTACTATAACAATGAGGAGAACAATATGACTACTTTACAAACTATCTATTTTGAATTTCAATCACTTCAAACTATCCAACAAAAAATTCAATATCTTCAATCAAACCAAAATTACATCGAATCTAATTTTAATATTAACATACCAAATTTATTAAAATACTATCAAACTAAAATTTAAAAAAACTTAGGAATTTAAATTATGATTATCGTTGACTTCAGCGGCATATGCCTTGCCACTATTCTCATCAATAAACAAAATGACGAGCAAATGATTCGTCATATGACTCTGAATTCATTGCGTATGTACAATAAAAAATTCAGAGAACAGTATGGAGAAATGATTCTTGCTTGTGATGGTATGAATAACTGGCGTCGTGGTTACTATCCACAATACAAAGCAAATCGTCGTAAAGGCCGTGATGAGTCTACCTTTGATTGGAACGAGGCATTTCGTATTATGCATACAATCAAAGATGAAATACGCGAAAACTTTCCGTATAAAGTACTTCATATTGACGGTTGCGAGGCCGATGACGTAATCGGTACTTTAGTTGAAAGAACACAAGAATTTGGTAACTACGAAGACGTGATGATCGTATCTTCTGACGGCGACTTTAAACAACTACAGAGATATGATAACGTTAAACAATTCTCTCCTATGCTAAAGAAGTTCGTGGTAGAAGATAATCCATTACTTAATCTTCGGCTAAAAATTCTAAAAGGCGACGCCGGCGATGGCGTACCAAACGTATTATCGGATGATGACACTCTCGTCGAAGGACGTAGACAAACACCTCTAATGAAGAAAAAGATTGATTCTATTATAGAAGACTTATCTGATGGCGAGTTACTCTACGCAGCATCATGGTATCGTAACTATTGTCGTAACGAAACTCTCATTGATTTAACAAAAACTCCTCAAGATCTAAAACAAAATATTATAAATAACTATGAAGAACAGGATCCGTGGAAGAACAAAGGTAAGGTATTTCCGTATCTTGTAGCTAAGAGAATGAATCGCTTAATTGAAAGCGCACAGGAGTTTATGTAATGGTGATGTTAGTTCATGAGATTTTAATTGAAGTTAGTAAAAAACGAAAGAAGCAAGATAAGATTCAACTATTAAAGAATAACGAATCTTGGGCATTGAAAGATATTATAAGAGGTTCTATGGATAAAACCTTAGTCTGGAATTTACCAGAAGGCGATGTTCCATATACTCCGTCTGACGCTCATAACGCTCCAACAAATTTATTAAGAGAACACAAAAAGTTTAGATATTTCGTTAAAGGCGGAGACGGCGACAAAATGATCGCTCCTAAACGCGAAAATATCTTTATTGGTTTGATAGAGGGCATACATCCATCGGATGCCAAGCTCGTAATTGATATGATAAGCAAGAGAGTGCCAAAAGGTCTGACACGAGAAATAGTACAGGAGGCTTTCCCTGGATTACTTAAGGACTAATTGGGACTCAAATATTTTTAACTTTAACCTGAGTGTGCTGTTCAGCGCGCTCTTTTTTTTGGAGAAACTCAATGGTATTAGCTCAGCTAGAAAGACTTAAGAAGGACTCAAAGGAACTTGAAATCTATGCACGAAAACTCGAAAAGAAAGGTAACGTGGATCGTATGAATAAAATTTTGAAGAAACAAGATTTCTTAGAACGTCGAATAGCAGAGGTACAATATTCAACTTAAAACAAAATTTAGGAGTTTACACATCCCTGCTTTTTTGGTATAATATAGTATTACTAAGGAAGCAGGGATATATCTTATTATGAACGTATTTATTTTATCAACCAATCCAATCGAAGCAGCTCAATTGCAATGTGACAAACATGTACCAAAGATGGTCGTCGAGTCTGCTCAAATGTTATCTACTGCTCATCGTATGCTCGATGGTGAGCTTACTCGTAAACCATCTAAGTCTGGTAAGACGATGGTAAAGTATTATGAGATGGTCAACGATTCTTTCGAAAATATCCTATACAAAGCAGTCCATATGGGGCATCCTTGTACTGTATGGACAATGCAGACTGCTGCTAACTATCGTTGGCACTATGATCATTTCGCTGCACTTTGTGACGAGTATACATATCGATATGGAAAGGTTCACAAGTCTGATCGAGATCTAAGAGACATACTCATATCATTACCAAGAAATATATCGGATATTGACGAGTTACTTCCTTTCCCTCTTGCTATGAAGTCAAATCCTGAATGTATGTTCGACGATCCAGTCAAGTCTTATCGTGCATTCTATCAAACGAAACAACATCGCTTTTCTATGAAGTGGACAAAGCGACCAGTACCGGAGTGGTTCAAATATGCCGACTTACACGCTGCGTAATAAAAGAACAGAACAAATGTGGCAAACTCTTTGTTCGTATGACGAGATGAAATCACAGTTAAACGATGAAGTTGAACTAGTACCTGTTATGCCAAATATTGTTTCAGGGGTTGGTTCTCTTATTGGTAAAACTGATGATGGATGGAAAGATAATCTGAAAAGAATCAAATCGGGTTCTGGTAAAGGTAATACAATCAAAACATGAGTAAACAAAGTGCAATGAAGGTAGATGATCTGTACAGGTACGAGCCTCTTACTTCAAATCAGAAAAGAGCATATGATGCTTGGGATGACGGTGATAATATTTGTTTGACTGGTTCTGCTGGAACTGGTAAGACATTCATTGCTATGTACTTAGCACTTGAAAATATTTTAGAAAAGCAATCGCCTCAAGACAAAATTACGATAATGCGTTCAGTTGTTCCAACAAGAGACATGGGGTTTTTACCAGGAACAAAAGAAGAAAAGCAGGAAGTGTTTGAAACACCTTATAAAAGTATTGCGGTCGAACTTTTAGGTGGCGATCAACCATATCGTAGACTCGTCCACAATCATCAGCTTGAATTCTTAACAACATCTTATATTCGTGGTATGACTATTGACAACTCTGTTATTATTATCGATGAAATGCAGAATCTTAACTTTCACGAGCTTGATTCTGTCGTGACGAGAATAGGCGAAAACTGTAGAATCATTATGTGTGGAGATTATCTACAATCAGATTTTAAAGATGGGCATGAACGAGATGGAATTATGAAGTTTATGAGAATTATCGAATCAATGAAAAACTTTACTATTGTAAACTTTGGTTGGGAAGATATCGTTCGTTCAGACTTTGTAAGAGATTATATAATGACAAAAGAAATGTTAGGAATAAGATAGTGGAGTTTATACATGAAAAGATTGATATCGGATACGATGACTTGGTTGCTGATACACAGCCGTCTGGTCGGACTTACCTTGACCCTGATGGTAATAGGTATCCTAGCATCACAACAGTACTGAGCATTCTCAGCGAAGAAGCGATCGCTGCATGGCGTAAGCGCGTCGGCGATGAGGAAGCAAATAGAGTTGGACATCGCGCCTCGAGTCGTGGCACATCAGTCCACGCAATAATAGAGAAGTATTTACTCAATGAAGACACTACAGGTTACTTACCGCATATTCGACAAAGTCTCGAAAACGTTCGTCCAATCCTTGACAAAAATATTACTAAGATATACGGTCTTGAGACTGCTCTTTATAGTCGTCATCTTGGGGTGGCTGGTCGGTGCGATTGCGTCGGTTTATTCGATGGTGTTCCCTCTATTATAGATTTCAAAACATCACGTCGAGTCAAGACACACGATAAAATATCTAACTACTTTGCACAGATGGCAGGTTACGCCGTGATGTGGGAAGAACGCACCGGTATGCCAATCACCAATACAGTCATTATTATGGATGTCGACGATAACGAACCACTTGTGTTTCGAGAGCATCGTGATAACCATATTGGTCTCCTCATAGATACAATCAAAGAATATAAAAGAAGACAACTTTTTTTTAAATAAATGCATTTTTTCTATTTACAGTTTTTGTAAACTATGGTATAATAATATATAAGCTATATTTAAATGAGGAGAAAAAAATGGCTAAGTTTACAGTATTTCAAAATAAAGGTGCTAAAGATGTTCAAGAAGCTTTTGAGGCATCAATATCAGGCAACGTTGAATCAATCTTCTTCCTAACAAACTACAAAGAAGTTTGCATTATCGAAGCTGAAGATCTTAACGAAGTGTTTGAGATTGGCAATATTGGTCCAGAAGAAAAAATCACTCGTCTAGATCGTATGCATTCAGTTTCAGTCGGCGATGTTATTCAAGATGATCAATATCGTCTATTCGTAGTTAAAGGTATAGGATTTGAGAGATTAGGTCAAATGCCTGAGTATCATACAATGCAAGATCAATTGAGGAGGACTGCTTAATGAGTGTAATTTATTTAGATATGGACGGAGTCCTTGCTGACTTCTTTGGCGGAATCGCTGATTTATACAATGTAGATCATTGGAAGTCAATCAAAGATAAAGATAAAGTTTTTGTTGATCTTCGCAATACAGATTTCTTTAACACTCTTAATCCATTCCCAACTACTTTCAAATTAGCAGAACACGTTAAAACAGTTGCTTGGCAAAATGAAATACGTTGGGGGATCAACTCTTCTCCTCTACGTGGAGATAAGTATAACTCTGCTTATTGGAAACGTATTTGGTTGGAAAGAATGAATCTAATGCCGAGTGATCTCGATGACTTAGTGTTCACCGAGAATAAGCACAAGTTCACAAAAGATCCTGTTGATCGTAGACCAAACATCTTGATTGACGACAAACCTGAAAACATTGAAAAATTCAATGCCGCTGGTGGTATCGGTATTCGCTACCAAGCAAATCAGGACGACCTTCAAGAATACCTTTTTGTAGAATTGGAGAAAGCGATTGCTATCATTAATGCAACTCCTAAATCTTCGATCTGATTTCGAAAATCATACTCGAGAGTATGCCATGCCAGTAACTGGATCATGTATAAATACTCTCGAGTGGTTTGTAGAGAACGGTCATAGATCTAACTCACTTCGTAATGGATTTAGTTATGCAAAACAAATTGCAGAAAAAATCATTACGGAGGAAACCGAATGGCAGAGGAAACAAAAACAATTGATGCTTCAGCAGTCGCAGGAGCAGATGTAAACGGTGACGGACACATTTCAGCAGAAGAGATGGAGATGCACTTAGAGTTCAAAAGGAAAGCATTGGAAGATCAAGACGCACAAAGAGACGCTATACGAAAGATGGCATGGTTTGCGTTAATCGGTCTTTTGATATATCCAGTTGGAATCGCAGTTACATCTTTATTAGGATTAGAAACAGCAGCAAATTTGATTGCTGATATCGCACCGACTTACTTCGCTTCGATTGCAGTTTTAGTTTCAGCTTTCTTTGGTGCAGATGCACTCGGTAAAAAGAAGTAATATATAATGAAAAGGGTTTGTTATGAAAAGATTGATATATCAGGTTTATGTTGGTAAGCGTTCTAAGCTTTATGATCACTGTACGAAGTCAGTTGAAGAGTATTGTAAGAAATACGGCATAGATCATATTATCCAACGGACACCAATATTACGAATCAAACCCGACGTGTTTGCTACGAATCGAAGTAAAGAATCGTACGAAAAGCATGGCGGGTTTCTTCCTATTTACGAGAAAGAAAATGCTTTCTCTTATTTCAAAGACTACGATCAAATTTGTATTGTAGACTCAGATATCTGGATACGTCCAGGCTCTCCTAACATATTTGAAGATGTAAATCCTAACTCAGATTTTTCTGGTGTTATCGAGTCGTCAATGCCTATTCTCACTTGGTATCGGAAAAAGATTACGAACTATTCCCGTATGCAATATGGTTCTCTCAAAATTGACTGGCAATACGATGATAAAACAGGATTTCCGTTTATGAANATGGGATTGATGATGATGAACAAATCATTTGCTCAATACCTCAATGGTCAATCTCCGAAACAGTTTATTGAGAGNCCAGAGTTCAAACAATTTGTTGATGGCATGGGTCCGTGGAAGTGGTCTACAGATCAGACTCTATTGAACTATTGGATTCGCAAAGAAAAGATGACAGTAAAGAATCTTGACTGGAAATGGAACGCACTTTATACTGCTATAGATAATAGTAAGATAAAAGAAGCATATTTCGTACACTTCTTTTTGAAAGATAAACTACCGAATAAAGGTGAAGACGTAGAAGCGTTGATGAGGATGGTGCAATAAGGTGAAACATATAGCATTGAGATCGAAAAGTATTCGATCAGGCGATAGGCCATTTACAACTCCAGGATTAGGAGATAGAGTACATTCAGCGACATGTGCATATCTCTATTCAAAAAAACATAACACTCCAGTTACAGTTCATATCACAGATGATAAATGGAGCGTGGCAGGTGGCGTGTTATCCGAAGTTAAGAAACAGTCTTGGA